CCGAATAGCCTTTATTCAAATGATTCAAAGATGGATGCCATGATGGAAATAAGCATACGAACGGGAATAAGTAAGAAGCACGTTTATAACATGGTGCAGCACCCTGAGCGGTTTGGTTATCAAATCAAGCAAAAAAGAAAAGATAAAAACGAGACCGAGTAATTTTGTAAATAAATTATTTTTCTTTTATGACATACGCCGATTATCCAGATGCCGCAAAGAACAACGCACGACGCGCACTTGACCACAAGGAAAAGAACGGGTCTGACTGCGGTACGCTTGTCGGCTGGCAACGGGCAAATCAAATCGCCAACGGTGAGGGATTAAGCGAAGAAACAGTGCAGCGTACTTATTCCTTTTTAAGCCGCGCGGAAACGTATGACCAAGGCAAATATTTTGATGAAGATGGTTCTGAAATTTGCGGATCAGTAATGTATGACGCATGGGGTGGAAGTGCCATGAGGGTTTGGGCTGAGGCGAAATACAAGGCGATACAAAAGGACAAAGCAAAAAACATGGCAAAAGTAAGTATAGATATTTTAGGAGAAATTTCGGAATCGGTTAATTCTTACAACTCGGTAAGGGCAAAGATTAACCAGGCGGACGGGCAGCCAATTAATTTAACAATATCCTCAGGCGGTGGCAGTGTCACCGAGGGAATGGGTATTGCTGATTTAGTTGCAAATTACCCAGAAGAAACCACGGCAACAGGAATCGGACTCGTAGCGAGTATTGCAACGGTTGTACTGTTGGCGGCTGACAATGTTAAAATGACTGAGAACGCTTTTATGATGATTCACAGGCCTTGGAGTTATACGATGGGTAACGCCGACGAGCTTGAGGCAACGGCTGAATTATTAGATAAGATGGAGGCGAAGTTACTTGACATTTACACGGCTTCGGTTATTAAACGCAAAGGAGACCAAAAGAACCTAAAAGAAATTATTACAAATATGATGGCAGCCGAAACTTGGTTGACCGCTCAGGAGGCATTAGAATTTGGCTTCATTGATGAAATTGTGAAAGTTGGCGAAAAAAACATTGATATGTTACCGTTGCAAAATAGCCTAAACAAGTTCTTGAATGTCCCAGCCGCATTATTAACAAATACAAAAAAAGACGATGACATGGGTAATTCCATTTTAGAAAAAATCAAATCTTTGCTTAACAATATGGACGAAAAAGAAGAAGTCACAAATATTGTTGAGGAAGAAAAAGTAATTGAAGAACCTGAAATGGATGAAGTCGAAAAGGCTATTTCCATGTTAAAGGAAAAGGGTTACATTGTAATGTCACCAGACGAAATGGACGCCATTAACTCAAAGCAAAAAGAGGAAATGGAATCAATGTACAAAAAGACCGAAGAACAAAAGAATTCGATTAGTGAAATTGAATCGGTTTTGGAAACATTGGGCAACGAATTAGTCGCACTCAGGGCGCAAGTTAAAAAAGGGGTTGGACTTCCCTCAGGTGGCTCAGCACACGAAAAGGTTCAGGAAACAAAAGCGAAATCGAGTTACTTTGATTCTTTCGCTTCATTAGTTCAAACTAAAATCTCACAAAGATAATGGCAACAGCAAACGTCAATGGTTTTTCCGACTCAAACACATACGTCGGGCAAAACAATTTAAACCGCACTAACCCGTATGCCAACGCGCAAGGGATAAACGCGGAGCAATTATACGGCATCGATACCTTTGAGGATCGCATTCCCGTTTCCTTCACCTACGGAACTTCCTCAGCTGGAAAGCGTTTGAACTTTGCACCGTTGACAGGTGTAACGAGCGCAAGCGATTTTTACAAGGTTACCGTAATGGATGAATCAGGAAACGAGGCATACGCCAACTGGCAATCCTCAGCACCAACCGCAATTTTACAAATTAATACCTCAGCGTTAAACGCGGGTAATGATTGGAAAGTATTATTTGCAGTGGCAACAACCGCAGGCGCAAAAACAGAGTTTTCATTTGGTATCGAGGATTCATTTGTTTTAACAAATACGTCTGCAACTATTTCTTACCCAAATCTTTAAAATTAAAAACAAATGGCATTAGTTGAAATAAGCCAATTAGATGTGTCCTTCAGAGGCACGGAGGCAAATAACATTTTTTTAGAGCCAGTCTTTTTTGACGATGACCTTCGCGGACAATTCCGTGTACTTGGAAACGTTGCCAATAAAAAGAAGATGGTTTTTGTACAACAGTTGGAAAACATTGTACGCAAATACTCAGGCTGCGGATTTAATCCCGTGGGTTCGGCTGACATTTACCAGCGTACTATTGACGTTGAAAAAATGAAGGTGGATCTTGAAATGTGTTGGGACGAGTTTGAGGATACCGTTTTCGAGGAGTTGTTGAAAACAGGTACAAGGCTTCCAGATGTTTCAGGTACATTGATTGAAAATATTCTTTTGACCCGTACACAACAGGCGATAAGAAATGATATTACCCGTCTTTCTTACTTTGGTGACCAGTCTTCAAATAATCCAAACTTTGATTCACTTGATGGATTTTGGACTGTTTATTATCCTCAGTTGGTTGCGGATGCTTTGACACCAAGAACAAACACGGGTTCAGGTTCTGACCTTTCTTCAGGTGACGGCTTCGCAATCCTTCGCGCGGTATATGACCAAGCTCCTTTACAGTTGAAAGGTTTACCTGCTAACCAAAAGGTGTTCAATGTAACTCAAAGCGTTTATTCTCAATTAAGGGAAGACATTGAAAACGGCGGTGGCGGTGACTACGGTTTATTGCAGTTGATTAACGGTGTTGAGCAATTTACCTTCCGTGGCGTACCCGTTGTTCCTCAATTCCGTTGGGACGATATCGCAACAGGACTTGGAACAACTAAGCCTCATTACGTGGAATACACCACGCCTCAAAACAAGGTACTTGCAACGGACGTGCTAAGCCCTGAAACGGCTTTGGAACTTTGGTATGACCAGAAGGACGAAAAGGTGTACATTAAAGCGCGCTTCAAAATGGGCGTTAATTATATTCACCCATCATTAATCAGCTTAGGCTACTAATCAATAACGAATGAGCGCAATAACAGGCGGTTGGCTTAATCAATGTACGGATGGCACTTGCGCAGGAGGTATTGGCAAATTTTACGTTGCCAATGCTAATCAGGTGACAAGCATAACCAACAATGCATCGGGAGCAACCACGGCAATAACAATGGCTTCCACGGCTGCCGTTTTTTACGAGATTGAATTTAGGGACAACTCAGGAGCATTCACGGAAACGGTGACGCAGGATCCAGATACTTTGTCAGTAGCCATTGAACAAAGTTTGGTAGGAATCATTAATTGCCGCGATCAGGAATTAAGAAACCTTATTCAAGACATGGCGAATCAGGCTTGCGGATTGGTTTGTGTACACGTGGAAAACACGGGCAACTATTGGATTTGGGGCGTTGAAACGATTGGGGCAAAGAAAAGGGTTGCAAGGTTGACAAGCGCCGAAGGTTTATCCGGTGCATTGTTTACCGATTCAAATCAAGAAACGCTTACCATTACCTGCAGAACCACGGAGAAAGCAAGGTTTATTGTTAACGGCGCAACAGTAATGGGCGCTTTAGATTAATAAAAGTATGATAGTAAGGGATAAAAGTAAGCAAATGCTTTACGTGGGTGCAGACCTTTCGGGCAAAGCTGGAATCATTCGAAAAACTATCGGCGAACTTTCACAAAACGAATTGAGGGCTTGGTATCAATCAAGCCCTCAGACCGTTGGGCAACACGTCATTTTTACCCCCGAGAAAAAAAGCTATGAGCCAACAATTAAAGAAAATACAGGCAGTCCCGAACAGGAACAACAGGGTAAGTAAAAGGAATCAAAGCCCTTTACTTGCCTCGGTTACATTAGACACCTCCAATACAATGCTTGTAAAGGAGGATATTTTTAATGAGCCGTCACGGGAGAGGCTTGATTTCACAGGGGCAAAGTGGGTAAGGTTCTTCACTCAAAAGGATGACTTTTTAAAGAGCCTTATCGCCATTGTAAATAATTCGCCGACGTTAAGAAGGATAATAGAAGATAAAACAAACATGGTTGTCGGTGACGGCTTCATTCCCATGAAAGGTAAGTCAAATACATTGCTTACCACGTCGATGAAGGGTGAGGTTATCACCGACGATTCTTTAAATGAAATTGAGGATGTTATTAGCCAGGTTAATTTACATGGCCAAAATCTTCAGGAGGTTTTGGCTCAACTTGCGTTTGACTATGATGCTTTTGGAAATAGCTTTTGCGAAATTGTTAAGGGTAAAGTAGGTTCAGAACCATTCACTTATATTTATCATGTACCCGTTTATAATATTGGTATTCGAAAAGCCGAAGCGGATCAGATTATAAAATCGGTTGGCATTTACGATAACTGGGAAGAAGTACCACTTACCACCGACGGCGTATTTTACGAAAGCGAAGGATTTAGGGAAGTACCAATGTACCCAGATTTCAAGAAATTTGAGGACGGAACGCAAAGAAGCGTTATCCATGTGAAGCAATACGCGGCAGGCTATTTTTACTTTGGTTTACCCGAGTGGATTGGCGCGAAGATGTGGGCTGAAATGGAATACAGGATTCAAAGGTTTAATACAAGCAAGTTTGAAAACGGCTTTATGCCTTCGGGTATCATGCAATTTTTCGGTTCAATTACTCCAGCTGAGGCAAAGAAACTTGTCGAAGGAATAGAAAGCAAGTTCACGGGCATGGCAAATAATCATAAGTTATTTGTTCAAGTCCTGAGGGACGAAAAATTAAAAGCAAATTGGATTCCGACCTCAAAGGAAAACGAGGGCGAATTTTTAAACTTGCAAAACTTGGCAGCCTCGGCGATTGTCGTGGCGAACAGATGGAGCAAGTCACTTGCAGGCTTCGCCACGGCGGGACAACTTGGAAGCAATCAACAGATACGTCAGGAAATGGAATACTTACAAAGTACGGTGATTAAGCCGCGCCAAAACTTGATGCTATCTAAAATCATAAATCCTTATTTAGCCGAAATTGGGCTTTATAACCCAGCCTTAAAAGACGTTCAATTTTCCATATCAAATACTTTGCCCGTGTCTTTCATGGGTGATATTGCGGTTGAGGATAATTTGACGCAAGATGAAAAAAGGGAAATATTAGGTTATTCACCAATCGAAACAAATGAGCCAATTAATACAACCGTCTGAGGTTATTAGCGGCGGTGTTGCAAGACCAACGCCTGCGGACATACGCCTTGATAAGTCATTGATAAGCCCTCACATTCAAGATGCAGAATATCGTTGGATTATTCCCGCCGTTGGCTTAACGTTTTACGATGCCTTGGTTGCGGACAAAGGAAGCTCCACGGCGTTTACAAGTACGTCTTATCAAGCGTTATGGAATGACCAATTAAAATCCTTTTGTGCCAACGCCGTTCTTTACGAAGCAGCGCCTTACATGGTGATGCAACTTGGAACAAATGGACTTTATACACTTGATAATGAATACGGGCAAAACGTCGGCGTCGAAGGCTTAAAGTTTTATCAAGATACTTTATTACAAAGGTTGGAGGTAAAAAAGAAAAGGATTAAGGATTATTTGTGTACTTGCGCAACTAACCTTCTTGGATTCATTCCCAGCGCCGTTGGTTGTCCTGAGGCAACTTGCGATGAGGACGAAGAAATATTTGATATTTATAACACAATGGGTATTGTATTATGAGCGAAATAAAACCAAAGAAAGAAAGACGTTTTTTAAAAACATTGGGGCGCGTGGGTGAAATATTAGTGGAACAAGTATTGC